CATCAAGGACAAGATCGAGCTCGACAATCCGCAGGAGGTGCTCGTCAAGCGCAATGGCAAGATAGCATCCTACCAGAAGTTCTTCACGCCGACGGAACTAAAGGAGTGGGTGGAGAAGGAGCTGGGCCCAGGCTACCAGGTTGAGATAGCCAACGAGGCTAACTCCGGCACGCGTGGGCTTCCCGCCGTGGTGGTGACTAAGTGGACACGTGCCAGCCATCCCGGAGAAGTCACGCAGGCAGAACGTGTGCTCTCGGAGGTCAATAAGAAATTCAACGAGGAGCTGGAGATGCAGATTAAAGGCACGCTGCCCGCAAACCATGTCTACGAGCTGGGACATCCCGGCGATGTGTTGCAGGTGGCAGGTGTCAGGGACCTTCCCATTCAACTCTACGCAAACCGACTGGCACTAAAGGCGTCGCCGGAGTACAGAAGAAACCACCCGTTCGAGCTGAGTGACATCAAAGACCTGCCACAGGCTCTCAATCACCCGATAGCTGTCTTTGATTCTGCTACCGTCAAGGGGGCCACAGTCGTACTGACGGAGCTGCAGTCCAACGGCAAAAACTTTGTCGTGGCTATGAGCGTCCTCACGAATGCAGATGGCAAGGCCATAGCGGCAGAAATCAATGATGTCCGGAGTATTTATCCTAAGGATCGCGCAACAGGTGTCGCCGGATGGATAAATCGTGGCTATATGCGCTGGGTAGATAAGGAGAAAATGAATAGCTTCCTTTCTACCCACCCGTCCAATCCAGGTATAAGCAGAAAGGAAGCCGAAAAAACTCCTAATGGAGTAGAAGTAGGCTCTGCGTCAGAGCTTTCATCCGCTGCAAAGGTAGTTGAAAGTTTTGAAAATCCAACACTTCCGGGGGCAGAAAATTTCACGCGCGTGCAAAAAAGTGATCATTCGACCCTCATAAGTGACAAAATCGCCGTCGTCAACGACTGCGCCAAGGCCACCGGACTCCGCATCCGTGTCGTTGAGGACGTCACGGAGCTGGAAGCCTATAAGAAGGCTAGCCCCGAAGAGCAGGCACGTATGCGTGAGGGTAAGGGATGGTACGACCCGAAGACCGGAGAGATTGTCGTGGTGCCCGGTAATCATGCCGACGTGGGTGATGTGCGCGAGACACTGCGTCACGAGATCATCGGACATAAGACGCTGCGCGAGATGGTGGGCGCTGAGAGGATGAACGACTTCCTCGACGAGGTGTACCGCCACATGACGGATGAGGTGCGGCAGCGCGTCGTCGACATGGCGTTCGGCCGCAGGCTCAACATCCGCGAGGCTACGGAGGAGTATCTTGCCGGCCTCGCCGAGAAGGGCTTCGATGCGATGACCGAGAAGGAGCGCTCCCTGTGGGGTAAGATTAAGGCGTTTGTCGGCAAGCTCATCAATCGCTTCCTGCGCACACTCCACCTGCCCGACATCATCGAGCTGGGCGACCGCGAGCTGCGCTGGATCCTGCGCTATGGCTGGGAGAAGAGCGCCGATAACCCCATCAACAGACGTGCCGACCTGCCCGACGTCGTGCGCACCGCTCGCGAGACGACGCTGCGTGCCGAGACGGGACAGGATGGGCTGCGGTTCCGCACGACGTTCGACCCGAGTGACAACCTGCGCACCGTGACCACACGTGCTGCGCTGGACCTCAGTCAGCGTCATCAGGACAACCTGCAGCTGCGCAGCGATGCCTACCATGCCATCAGTCAGCAGCTAGGCGGACTGCGCCGGGCTATGGCCGCTCAGCGCACCTTCGACAAGGCTTCCGTACAGGAGATGACCGACCTGGCTCAGGCCCTGCTCGAGGCCAACATGATGCAGGGTACCACCAATGGTGAAATCAAGCGCATCCTGTCTGCCATCAAGAATGCCACGGGCCGAACCGACATCACCGAGCAGGTACACACCGTTCTCTCCATCCTTATCGACAACCAGCTGCGCACGCAGCAGCGTACCTTCGAGCACCTGCTGAAGACTCGTGACACCCGTCTCAATCAGCAGGGTGTACGTACTCAAGGCGCCCTCGACATCAAGGGGCAACGCATGATCAAGACGCTGCGCAATGCCCTCGAAATCGATGAGGCTAGCCTGGAGTCACAGCTGCAAGATGCTATTGATAAGCTAAGTTCAACGGACCCGGTAGTGGCAGAACAGGCCGCCAACGATTACGAGGCCCTGAGCTATGCCAAGCGTTACTTGGAGGTCTTCAAGAAAAACAAGGCCGACGAGACAAGCCTGCGTGCCGACCTGCATCAGGCTGAGGCCGACCACACTGCCGGCAACTTGACGGATAGCGCTTACAAGCAGCTTGTGGAGCAAATCAATAACGCCATAGAGCAGAAACGTCTCGAGCGCTCGGACGGACTCCTGCAGCTCAATGACGACATACGTCAGTCGCTGGAGGGCAGCCGCAGCGCAGCTCGTGACTGGCGTCAGCGTGAGGTGGACCGTATCAACAACATCCACCACATGGCCAACGCTGACCTACAGGGACTTCCTTACGACGAGCACCGAACGCCTGACTTTGCAGAGAAGGTGCTTAACTCCGCGCCTGTGCGTCTACTAACATCTACACTACCCACGTTCGATGCTTTTCTCAAGTTGTTCTCGCCCAAGGCCGCCGGAGGCGAGGGCTTTATGTACAATCACTTCATGCGCTCCTATGTGGAGTCATGCGAGCGAGAAAGGCAAGGCGTCAACGAATCGTTCCGCGTCCTGGACGAGAAGGCCGCCGAGATTTTCGGCAAGGGTAAGACCTGGCATCAGGTTGCCCTCGATGCGCGTCGTATGAAACTTGCCAACGGTAAAACGGAACACACCATCTCGATATGGAGCGGTGGCGGCATGAAGGACTACAAGGTCACCAGCTCGGAGCTGCTCTACATCTACATGGTCAACAAGATGGAAGATGGCAAGATGAAGCTCCGTCGTATGGGCATCGAAGATGACGACGTCAATGCTATTCAGCAGGCACTAGACCCGCGTCTTATCGAGATGGCCGACTGGCTGCAAGATGAGTTCCTCCCGCGTAGCCGTGAGCGTTACAACGAGACACACCAGCGGATGTTTGGTGCTAGCATGGCTGCTATCGACAACTATGTGCCGCTGAAGATCTTGAAGGAGTCGCTACAAAGAGACGTCGATATTGCAGCACCTGATAAGGGCGACCAGCGTTCGTCGACGGTGACAGGTTCTGTCATCTCCCGTACGGTTAACTGTCAGCCCATCGACATCTTGCATGGCGATGCTTTCAACGTCATCACGTCGCACGTCACCGATATGGAACACTGGGCTGCGTTCTCGGAGTTTGCACGTGACCTCAATACGCTATGCAGCTACAACCGCTTCCGTAACAAGGTACGCAACATGCACAGTGTGATGGGAGCAGGGGAGGACCTTCTGCGTAAGTTCCAAACGACGTGCGCTATTGCTACAGGTGACTACCAGGCTCCATCTCGTGGGCTCTTAGACCAGTATGCGCTGAATCTGGCCAAGCTCGGTTCCACCGCCAAGGTGTCGTTCCGACTCTATACCGCATTCAAGCAGCTCAGCTCAATGCCCGCCTTCTGGCCGGAGACAAACCCCATAGACTTCACCAAGAGCGCAGCTACCCCCTGGAAGTCGTGGAAGTGGTGCATGGAGAATCTCCCGATGTTTGAGAAACGATGGGCAGGCCGTAACGCCGGCAACGAGAAAATGTTACCCACCGACCTCGATTGGTCATGGACCCGCGACAACATCGTCGAGACAGCTACACGTTGGGGCCTCACGCCCAATGCTTTCGTCGATGCACTCACCGTGGCGATAGGTTCTAAGTCAGTCTACGACACGCACCTGCGCCGCTACCTAGACTATGGATATGAGCGGGCTGAGGCTGAGCGACGCGCCCGTCAGGATGCTTCCATCCTCTTCAACAAGACGCAGCAGTCAAGTGAGGGCGCTTTCATGAGCGAGATGCAGAAGTCGCGCACATGGCTCTCCACGATGTTCACGGTGTACCGTAACTCACCCATCAGCTACCAGCGCATGCTCCTTGATGCTAGCCGCAATCTCTTCAAGCGATTTGTGCCCGGTTTCAAGAAGGAAGCCATTCAACAGCTGGAGCGTCAGTATCAGTGGGATGGACTGAGCGACGCCGATGCAGCTCGTGCTGCCAAGAAGGAGTACAACAGACTATTTTGGCGTGACTTGACTAATGTGGCTACCTTTGGTTTCGTCATGCAGATAGCCTGGAATATCTTTGGTAAGCTCCCCGGACTCGCTATCCCGCTCTTGTTCTCAGGAACGGACGAAGACGACCGCAAGAAGACGATGCAGGACGAACTGATACATGCCGCCATCGGTGGACAGGTTGAAGGTCTTACAGGTGGTGACATCATCAGTGATGGACTCACCTCCCTAGTTACTAGTGGCGAGTTAAGTGACATCACCAAAGACATGCCTATGACACAGGATATCGATAACGTCGTGCGAGAGTTCGGTATAGACTGCTATGCAGCCCTCAATGACCTCTTGAACACGATGATTTCCGCATCCATAGGTGTCAATCCTGCGACCTTCACCGACGCAGTTGTGGCCATCTACGATGCTTGCCAAGGCGACATGCCGACGATACGCGAGGCCACCTTGTGCCTGGCGCGCATCGCACAGGTGCCGCAGTCACAGCTCGACCAGATCTACTTCGAGGAGATGGGCTGCATGGGTGATGAGGCCCGCAAGCTCACACCCGCTGAGGTAGCTGAGCGCTATGCCCGCTATAAGGTCATCAAGGGCGCGCCGCTGACGCACTGGCTCTACGACGATGAGGTGCTCGCCAAGCGCATGCAGAGCCGCACCAAGCAGGCCGTGACGGAGCTGAAGGGACAGCTGCAGCGTAGCTACACCGATGAGGTCAACGCCGGCTACGATGCCGCAGAGGAGACCTACAAGCAGATGGCGCAGCGCATCAAGCAGTACAAGGCTCAGTACGAGGAGTGCACCACGGACGCAGAGCGTGAGCAGGTGAGCCGCGACATGGCTGCCCTGACGAGTGCTCCGGAGTATGCTACCTACCAAAGCTTCAAGCTCTACAACAAGTACCTGCAGCGCATGGCCAAGGGCTATCTCGAGGCCAAGAGTGCCGATGAGGCCGCCCGCTACCTCGATGGGCTCCATTACTTCAAGCCCAAGATGGTGGAGGCCGTGCAGGCCACCGACCCGGCTGAGGCCAACCGCCTGGCCACCGAGCTGGCGCAGTGGTACAGCGACTTCGTACAGCAGGGACAGACCCAAGCTCAGGGGTCGGTGCAGCACTAATCGCCGACTCCTAGAGTTAAACTTATAGACGTTAAGCCGGAGGCACCCTATATCTTTGCTTCCGTCTTAACGTCTATATGTTATCATGCCTACCATCATCACCCGACTGATACCCCTGTCGCATGTGCGTCCTCGCCACGACGAGGAGGAGATAGACAGCGTCGCCCGTGCGCGAAGCTGCGGCGACCGACGTGCCTACGACATCTTGCTCGAGGCGCAGCGCTACTGGGATAATATGGCCGAGTTCCGACGGGAGCGCGACCGCAACAAGCGCTATAACTATGGCGACCAGTGGGGCGACGTCATCGAGGTGGACGGCAAGCGCATCACCGAGGAGGAGTACATCCGGCAGCAGGGCAACGAGCCGCTGAAGAATAACCTGATACGCCGTCTCGTGAAGAATGTGCTGGGTACCTACTCGGCACAGAGCAAGGAACCGACGTGCGTGGCCCGCGACCGTGATGAGCAGAAGATGGGGGAGGTGATGTCCACCCTCCTGCAGTACAACATGCAGCTGAACCGCATGGGTGAGCTCTACCGCCGCTCGATGGAGGAGTACCTTATCTCCGGACTCATCGTGCACCGCAAGAGCTACGGATGGCGTAACGACCGCTATGACTGCTGGACCGACATGGTGCAGACCAATAACTTCTTTATCGATACGACGACACGCGACCCGCGCGGATGGGACGTGCGCTTCCTGGGCGAGGTGCATGATGTCTCCTTCAAGGACGTCGTCTCGCAGTTTGCGACATGTCCGGAGGACTACCAGCGGCTGGCACGCATCTACGCCACGGCACGCGACCGCAATAGTTTCTCGACGCTGGCTGAGCGCTTTGGCCGCTCCCGTTTCTCGACGCTGGACTTTTTCCTCCCGTCATCGCCGGAGATATGCCGCGTCATCGAGGTGTGGCGTAAGGAGACCAAGCCCCGCTACCGCTGTCACGACTACAACAACGGTGACGTCTACAAGGTGGAGGAGAGCGACTACCAGGAGATGGTCATAGGTGAGAACCTCAGACGACTGCAGCAGGCGCGCAGCGTGGGCATGGACCCGAACGACGTGCCGCTCATCGAGGCCGAGTGGTTTGTGGATAGCTATTGGTATTACTACTACCTGTCTCCCACAGGCGACATCCTGAAGGAGGGCGAGACGCCCTACGAGCACCGCTCACACCCCTACGTCTTCAAGGCCTACCCGTTCATCGATGGTGAGATACACTCCTTTGTGGGTGACGTCATCGACCAGCAGCGCTACACCAACCGACTCATCACGATGTACGACTGGATCATGCGCTCGTCGGCCAAGGGCGTCCTAATCTTCCCTGAGTCGGCCAAGCCCGACGACTACTCATGGGACGACATCGCGGACCAGTGGAGCCGCGTCGACGGTATGATCGTCTACAAGCCCAAGCAGGGCGTCGACATCCCGCGGCAGATAGCTGCCAACTCCACCAACATCGGCATCGGTGAGCTCCTGAACATCCAGCTGAAATTCTTTGAGGACATCTCCGGCGTCAACGGTGCCCTGCAGGGAAAGCCGGGTTACGCCGGCACGAGTGGTGCCCTCTACGCCCAGCAGACGCAGAACGCCACGACATCGCTCCTGGACCTGCTGGACGGCTTCTCGATGTTCGTGAAGGACGCCGCCTACAAGGATGTGAAGAACATCCAGCAGTTCTACGACGACCGCCAGATCGTCAATATCGCCGGCACCAATGCCAACATCAAGCCCGACCCCAAGAAGATACGCGACACGGAGTTCGACCTGGCCATCGTCGAGAGCACCTCGACGCCCGCCTACCGTCAGCTCCAGAACGACATCCTCCTCGAGCTGTGGCGTGCGCAGGCCATCACGACCAAGATGCTCCTAAAGCATGGCGAGTTCAAGTTCGCCGACGACCTCATTCAGGAGATCGACGCACAGGAGCAGCAGATGCAGCAAGGTCAGCAGCCGCAGCAGCTCTCGCCTGAGCTCCTGCAGCAGGCCCGCCAAGGCACCAATCAGGCTACAGTCAACAAACTATACAACCAGTTACAGCAGCCGGGCTCCACAACACCGGCAATAGCTTCATAGTCAAACGAAAGTTTTCATCGAATGTTTCATACTTGAAGAAATAAGAGTTGTGACAGCGGCGCCGCCCGGGAGGGTAGCACCGCTTATTTTTTGTCACCAAGGACGTAGCAGGTAGAGCAGCCGCCGGATGCCATGCAGCTGTTGTATCTGTCGCTTACGGTAGTCACGACGGGCTACGCACCAGTGGAAGTAGAGCTCCCGCTTGAACCTAAGGTCTGCAGCTGAGAGCGCGAAGATGCCGCCACGGCAGGGGGTGCAGTAGAAGCACTCCCTGAGCAGGTTGTCGACGGAGGCTGTCGACTTGATGTAATGTTTACGCTTCAGAGCACGGAACGTCTCGCGGTCCATGATGTAGAGCTCACCGACCTCCAAGGAGGATGGGATGATGAAGTAACGGGCACCATTACTCATGTGTGCCAAGTCCGCTTTGCGGATGGCCTCGCGCAGCTGCAGCGAGGTGTAGGCTTTAAATAACCAATTCATGTGTATGTAGTTTAGAAGCTCGCCGCCGAGATGGCTCGTCGGTGGGCAGGTGGAACATTATTTTTTCTGGGTACGATGCGGGGCAGGTCCATCTCGAAGAAGCAGATGTGCAGTCCGATGGCGCGTGTCATCAAGAGGTCATCATGCTTGCCGGGGATAGCGCCGTAAGCTCCATTCTTTTTCCTTTCGTAGAAGTTATACTCATCCAGGCAGCGCTCGTCGCGCTCGACGTAGCTATGCTCACGGATGGCACGCACGAGGGTGGCGATGACCATCGGTTTGGTCGAGATGTTGGTGTGGAAGCCGTATTTGAGTTCCTTGCCATTCTGGATGTCTTCCTCCTTTTGACGCCTGGCGTAGATGTTGGGATAGACGTCACGTATCTGCTGCAGGATAAACTGCGAGTTGTCGCCGTCGACCATGCGGTCCGTGTCGTGCGTCTCCAAGGTGTTGCTCTCGATGACGAGTAGGGCGTTGTCATAGAAGGCCGCTATCTGCATCGCTTTCCACGCCAGTAGGTCCATATCGATGTGGCCGTACCACTGCGCCACGACGACGGGCTTTTCGCCCTCCATCATGAAGAGGCGGTCGATGACGGTGATGACGGACCAGTCCGACTTACGGGAGCGACCACCGATGTCGACGACAACAAGGTAGCGGTTGGTGATGCGCTCCTCGTCGTCGATCTCCGGAAGGTCCCATACCCAGAGCAGGCCCTGATGGTCTTCACGGAACCGGATGTCACGCAGGGCCTCCTTGCCTCGGTCGTGGTCGGCATAGACGTCGCCGACGTAACGTGGCGGACGGCAGGCGGGCCGCAGCTTCTCAATCTTGTATTTGTCGAAGACACGCTCGCCGGAATGCACGAAGGCCTCGACGTCGTCGGTGGGGTATTCTGCGGCCATCTCCCCGTGGTCGTTGTACTTAGCTCGCTCCAGCACGTACCAGTGGATAGCCTCCAGTGTGGCTCCTTTCTCCCAGAGCCACCAGAGGTATTTGCCCGATTCCTCACGAGTTGTAAAGGTATTGTCGTTTAATCGGTTGTCATACAGATGTTTGGCAAACGTCTCTTTTTCGGCTTCGCTGACAAACTCCTGTTGGTACAAATCAATATCAAACCACGAGATAAAGAGTGCATCGAACTGTGACACACCACGTTTCGCTGCATCATACTCTCGCTGGAAGAAGTTGCCCGTACCGTTGGCCGTCGACTCGTAGACAATCATCGTGTAGGGCTTGTAGAGCACACCGGAACAGGCGGAGCGTACGATCTTCTCCGGCGTCATCTTGTCGGTAGTCTTCCAGACGCCGACCTCCGAGAGGTGCACAAGGTTGTAGTCACCGCCACGGCAGGAGTCCGGACGTTCGGCCGTGCCTATCTTTATCTTGCAGTTGCGCTGCGGGATGCGGTGGATGGCGCCGCTCTTGCCGACGCCTACGAGCTTTGCCTCGTTCTCCATATAGGGCTCGCCCAGCTTGTGCAGCATCTCCACCGGGTAGTAGCTGATCATGCGGGTGAACATGTCCTGGATCTCCTCGGAGCCGGACGACTGATGGGCGATGATGAGGCTGTTGAGGCCTCGCCTATGTACGAGCTGCAGCCATGCCATGTAGAGCTGCGAGGTGGTGGAGCCACCCCATTGTCGGGCTTTCAGGAGCACGATGCGGATGGGCTTTCCCGCCAGGCGCATCGCCTCGAGACGCTCCACAAATTTTCGCTGCGGACGGGTGAGGCGGAAGAGGACGTCGTCGCCGCCACCTTTGCTTTTGATGTAGACGAGTAGCGCCGCCCAGAAGGCGAAGTCGTGCAGGATACGGATGCGCACTATCTGCTGGACGACCTTACGACGGTCTTCCTCGAGGTCGGTGCTGTGCAGCTCCTGAAGGAGGGCTTGGATGGTGCCCAGCCGCACGAGCTTACGGATGAGGGGCACCGAGAGCATCGTGCGGGGCAACCACTGACGTGGCAGGGGGAAGTCGTCGATGACGACCTCCTTACGCTCGCCTATGGAGCCCTCGCCGGTGATGGGGTTGAAGATGCGGTTGTTGCGCTCCTGGCGACGTGCATTGTCGGCTAGGAGTCGTGCGACCGCTTGATCCATGCTATAGGTGTGTTAAGGAGTCCATAGAGGAGCCCGCAGAGGTAGCCCCAGACGTGCACCCATCCGTTGATGCCGGGCAGGAACAGGCCGGGCAGGATGAAGATGACCATCCAGATGTTGTAGTAGGTGCGCCGCTGTGCGAGCCATGCCGCCCGCCCGAAGAGGAAGTAGACGATGCAGCTGAGGCCCACGGTGGGGTGCAAGGAGAGACAGCAGGAGGGGACAGCAGCCGCTACAACCCAGCCCCAGAAGAGGCCGGCAGGGGAGAGCCGGTAGATGATGACGACCGAGAGCAGGCACCACACGTTGAGGAGGGCGTGCAGGAGGTTAGCGTGCAACAGGGAGTAGGTGAGGCGGGCCGTGAGGCCGCCGTCCCGTGTCAGCCCCCAATCTGCTACGGGCAGGGGGAGCAGGGAGGCCGTGATGCAGACGAGGCCTATTGCCAACGACGCCACTTGAGTAACTTTTTCTGATGCCATAGCTGCTTTGCTGAGTAGATATAAACTTTTGCCGAGGCCGCCGAGATATAAAACTCAGGCGCCGGACGTGACACAACGTGCTGAACGATGCTGCAGACTGATTCACCTTGCCACTCCGGCTCGTCCTTCAGGCTGAGGACGCGACGGTAGATCTCCTGGAACATGGCTCGTTTCGTGGCCCGCATGCTGCGGAGCTCGTCGCCGCGCATCATGTAGCTGATGACGGTGTAGGCACGCTCCCACGAGACGTAGAACCGACGCGTGGGCATCTTGACGATGGCGCGCGCCGCCTCGTCGACATTGATGTGACTGTGCGAGTGCAGATACTCGTGATAGGCATGCAGGAGCGCTAGTGCTCGCTCATCCCTGTATTCTGCTTTACAACCGTTGTACTTCATAGGCAGGTTAATTAAGGACTTCCGTCACCAGCAAATTTAGTTTGATATTGAGATAAAGATAAAGATGGAGCTTGTGCGGGCCTCTCTATATTTGTCGCAGAATATTCTTATCATCTCATAAAATCATTGCAAAATGGCTGAACAGCAGAACACTAAGTCCAAACGCGACGCGTTCACCGAGCGACTGAAAGGAAAATATCCTGACAAATCGTTCGACGACGACGAGGCGATTTTCGGGCAAATTTCAGACGATTACGACGATTACGACCAACGTATCGGGCAGAGCCAGGAGCGCGAGCAGAAGATCACCAACCTCTTCAAGACCTCTCCTGAGGCGAGCCGCATGATGACCGACTGGGCCGACGGCAAGGACCCGGTGCTCTCTTATGTCTCCATCTACGGCAAGGACATGCTCGATGCCGCTAACGACCCCGAGAAGCAGAAGCAGATCGAGGAGGCTAACAAGGAGTACGTAGAGCGCCTGACCAAGAGTAAAGAGTACGAGGAGGAATACTCCAAGAACCTCGACGAGTCACTGGCCACGGTGGATGAGGTACAGAAGGAGCTGGGCCTCGACGACGCCCAGACCGACAAGCTACTTGAAGACCTGGGCCGCATCGCCGGCGACGCCATCATGGGTAAGTTCTCAGCCGAGACGCTGCGCATGATCGTCAAGGCACAGAACCACGACCAGGACGTAGCCACCGCCGCTGAGGAGGCGGAGATACGCGGTCGTAACACGAAGATTGACGAGAAGCTGCGCCAGGCTAAGAAGGGCGACGGCACGCCGCAGCTCGCAGGCGCCAACGCTCCGGCACAGCCTAAGAGACCGGACCTGGGCGCCCTCGATAACTTCGGCGACGGCACCTCTATCTGGGACCGCGGCGACTTCAAACGAAAGAAAAACAGCTAATAATCACCACTAATTTTGTTGAACAATGAAGAAAGTATTCTCCACACTCCTGAGCCTCGTACTGACGGCTGCAGCTTACGCCCTGGGCGCCGCTAGCGGTGTCGTCATGGCCGACGCTAGCGCCCTGCCGGACGCAGGTGTGACTGCAGCCGGTGCTGATGCTACCGGTGGCACCGGTGGTATCGCCACCGAATCTCAGGGCCGCCAAGACGGTGACCCCGAGCTCTACACGAAGTCTGTCGACCAGCGTATCACCAAGATCCGCCCGATGTGCACCCCCATCGACCAGATCTCCCGTTATGCTAAGTCCGACAAGTGCGACTCCTTCGAGGTTAAGTATTACTCGGTGGGCACCCGTCCTATCAAGTGCACCTTGTCTAAGGCTGTGACGGCTCAGACCTCCGGCTCTAGCATCACCCTCCCCATCGATGATGACAACATGTTCACCATCGACGACACCATCCGCGTGGTCGGTGTGAAGGGTATCACGGACCACAAGGGCGTAG